TTTTTCCCTGTATTTGGACCCTTCTTCTCAGTTATTTGTATAGACTCTTTCTTATAAGGGGTTGATCCAAATGAACAGTTGTCTGCAACGGAGCCTCTATTGTTCATTGTGCTCCTCACACTAGATTCACTGATCACATAATCCAATTCATAAAGTTTACTAACCAAATGATGTATGGTGTCGTCCTCTCTGAATTCCAAGCTTGACTTTTCAGATAAAGATAGCACAGAAAGACATTGGCAATAAAGCATGCTTATGTAACATGAGTTGAAAATTCCTGCATGTCTATGTTTGAAAATGGTATGCTCAACAAATGACTTATAATCAACATGCCCTCCTTCCATCAGGCACTCATGCACAGGCTTTAGAGAAGTGCTTGACTTGTCTTGGAATAGGTCAGCCAACTGAGTGTCTATGTCCTTTGCAGCGTCCAGTTGAAATTTGATATCATAGTTGGACTTCAGATGTGCTTCAACCTGAGCATAGTTTAGCCCCTCAACCTCTCTCAGCACATCCATAGTATCTGTTAATTTCCTTCTTCTGGAGTCAGAGTATTTCTTTCTCATATTGATTTGTTTAATCAGGACTCTGGCCTCTGAAACAGTTTTATTCTCTCTGAAAACTGTCAACAATTTAGAGACATAGAAAGAATTGTACACATGTTGTTCTCTAAGGATGCATGTGCTTTCGTGAGGAAACGCCGCTATACATTCCTGTGTGCTTAAATTAATGGTCTTTGAATTAAACTCTGTAAGTTCTTTAGAGACCATCGTGTAAATGTATTTTTTGCACTGATTTGCCTCCATATACTGTATCATAGTGATCATCTTGTTCATTCTCATCATGTAAAGCTTCTCAAAATGACATGTTGGCTTGTAACCATCTCCATAGGCCTTATCGAACAATTCAGTGCAACCATTTGAAAATCCAGTTGAATTGACATACAAGTATCTTATGGACTCTGATGTCTCAGAAAACCTGGTGTTATTATGAAATAGACAAATCAAGGGCATGGTGGTGTCTTTTATCAAGTGTTTGTGTATTTTGCTGTTTTTCATTGTCATTCTTGTTTCTATTTCCATTGAGACCCAAGAAGTGGCTCTACTTGACAAAGTGCAATCCCAGTCTAGATCTGCAGGAG